CTTCATCGCGGCGCGCCCCTGGATGCGGCCGGCCTTCGCGCAGGGCGCCCAGCCCGCGCTCAACGCGGCCAATAAGGCCGTGCAGCAATTCTTCGACCGCTGGCATCCGCCGAGGCCGGTGCGATGAGTACGGTCTGCGAAGAATTGCTGTACGCGTACATCCAGTCGATCCCGGCGATCACCGACATCATCGGGACGCGGATGTATCCGGTCATCCGCCCGCAGACGACGCAACTCCCGGCGCTGTCCTATCAGCGCGTCGCCGAGACGCGGGTCGATCCGCTCACGGCCGGGGCACCGGGCGCGGCGCTGACCGATGTCCGGATGCAGATCGATCACTGGGCGGCGAGCTACGCGACGGTCAAGGACTTGGCCGTGCAGGTGCGCCAGGCGATGAACGGCCACAACCAGGCGAGCGGGCTCCGCGCCATGAGCTATCTCACCGCGCATGACGAATACGACGACGAAAGCCGGACCTACCGCGTTTCGGCCGATTACTCGATCTGGGTAGAGGAGGACTAGCCCGATGGCTGTCAATCAAGCGATCCCTACGCAAGGCACGACCTTCAGCATCGGCACCGCGCCCGGCACGGCCATCGGCGATGTTGTCTCCTGGACCGGCCCGCGCTTCGATCGGAGCGACATCGACGTGACGCACCTGTCCTCCGATGCCAAGGAATACATTCCGGGGCTGAAGGACGCGGGCGAGTTCTCGATGGACGTCAATTTCAACCTGCACGACGAGGGCCAGAAAGCGGTATGGGATGCGCTCGATTCGACGGCGGCGCAGCACGTCACCGTGACGCTGGCGAATGGCGACAAGCTCGAGTTCGAGGCCGTCGTGAAGGGCTTCGAGACGGCCGGCAACGCCGACGACAAGGTCACGGGCTCGATCACCTTGCGGATCACCGGCGACGTGACGGAGACCGTCGCGCCATGAGCGAGCGCCACTTCCCCGATCGCGCGGCGATCCTGGCCGCGCATGACCGACCCGTCGAGGAAATCGAGTTGCCGGAATGGGGCGGCTGGTTCCGGGTCCAGGGCTGGGACGGCCATACCCGCTGGCGCATTCTCCAGCAATGGCCGACCCCCGGCGCGCGGAGCGGCGGCCCCAATCTCTGGGCGCTCGTCGCCTGCCTCTCGCTGGTCGACGGCCAGGATCGGCGGATCTTTTCCGACGAGGATGTCGGCGAACTCGCCAAGAAGAACTCGCGCGCCCTCGACAAGATTTTTCAGACGGCGCTCCGATTGAACGGACTCGACGCGAAAGCCGGCGATACGCTGGGAAAAGATTCCGCGCCGACGCCGAACGGCGCTTCCACTTCGACCTCACCAGCCACCTCGGCGGAATGACCGTGGACGAGATGCTGACCCGCATCTCGTCGCTGGAGCTTTCCGAGTGGCGCGTCTATGCGCGGCTCTACGGCCTGCGCCGCGAGCGCGCCGACCTGCGCGCCGGGATCGTCGCCTCGACGCTCGCGAACATCCACCGCAAGAAGGGCGGCAAGCGCTTCGCGCCGGCTGACTTCATGCCCAAGGATCGGCCCGAGCCGGTCGCGACCGCGCCGCGCGGTGACGTGACGCCGGGCTCGGCGAGCTTCGCCAACTACCTGAGGGCCTTCAAGCGCCGTGGCGACTAGCGAACCCGTCGGTTCCCTCCGCGTCCTGGTCGAAGGCGACACCGCCCAGCTCGCCGCCGACCTGGACCGGGCGTATCAGATCGGCGAGAAGTTCGGCATCGGGATTCGCCGGGTCTTCGATGGCGCGCGCGGCGCGCTCAACGAGTTCGCCCGCGCGCTCGGCCCGCTGCCCGGACTCCTGAGCGGCGCGGGTTTCGCGGCCTGGCTCGTCCAGGGCGCGCGGGTCGCCGATCAACTCGAAGAACAGGCCGAACGCCTCGGCCTCACCGTCACCCGGCTCCAGGCGTACCAAGCGGCGGCCCTCGAAGCGGGCTTGTCGACGGCGAAGTTCGAAGCCGGGATGAACAAGCTGAACGAGCGCTTGGGCGCGGCGGCGGCCGGCGAGAACGCGGCGCTCACGACGTTTTACAAGCTCGGCGTCGCGATCTACGACGTCAACGGCAATCTTCGCTCCGGCGATGCGGTCATGCGCGACACGGTCAACGCGCTGGCCGCGATGGAACAGCAGGGTATCAAGACCGATCTGGCGATGCAGGCCTTCGGGCGCGGCGGGACCGCGTTCGTCGCCGGGCTCAAGGACGCGACGGCCGACATCGACGCCTTCACCGAGAAAGCCCGCGCGATGGGCCTGGTGCTCGATGAGGATGTCGTCAGGAACGCGGCGAAGATTCAAGACCAGTTCGACCTGGCGCGGCGCTCCATCGAACTCACCGGGACCGCGATGCTGGTGAAGCTCGCGCCGGCCATCTCGCGGATCATCGGGCTCGTCAACGAGGCCATCGAAGGCTGGCGGCAAATCCTCATGCTGTTCGGGGCGGTCGGTCCCGATGCCGAGGAATTGGCGCGGCGGATCGGACAGGCCGAGACCGAGATCGCGAACAAGTTTGCCGCGATGGGGCAAATGGCGGCCGACGATCCCTACGTCCGCCAGATGGTGAAGCTCCGCGACGAGTCGCGGGAAGCCTTGCGCGCGCTCAATGCCGTCGAAGCCGCCCAGCGCCGGATCGCGCCGCCGACGGGACCGCCTGAGGCGGCGGCGGGCGCGCCGACGCCGCCGACGGTCAAAGCCAAGTCGACCGCTGCCGCCGACAAGGCCTTCGCCAAGTCGCAATTCGACGCGGCGATGGCCGAACTCAAGCTCCAGGAAGAAGTCAGCAAGTACGTCGCCGAGTTCCACAAGCAGACGTACGAGAGCGAAGTCAAGGATATCGAGGCCAAGACCAAGCGGGAATTCGAGGCCGCGCGGGAGGAACTGTCGCTCCAGGAAGAAGTCAACCGGCTCACCGCCGACTACCACCGCAAATCCTACGAGCAGCAACTGAAGGACATCGAAGCCAAGGTCAAGGCGAACGAAGACGCCGCGAAGCAGGAACTCGCGCTCCAAGGCGAAGTCAACGCGGCGGTCGCCAAGTACCAGTTGGCCGTCAGCGAAAACCTCGACAAGGAACTTGAGAAGCGGGTCCAGCCGATCCGCGACATCTTCGATTCGCTGGACCGCGCGATCAGCGGCAGCGTCCAGGGCGTGCTCGAAGGCACGCAGACCATCGGCCAGGCCTTTCAGCGTATGGGACAGTCCATCGCGACGTCCATCGGCGAAAAGGCGATCAAGGAAGGGCTCGACCTGCTCGAAAAAGCCATCGTCGACTTCGTGAAAAGCGACGAGTTCAACCGGTTCATCAAGGCTATCGCCGATCTGGCAATTTCGCTCGGCGGCGCGATCTTCGGCGGCTTCGGCGGCGGCGCGGCGCCCGCCCCGCCCGCGCCGACCGCGACCCAGAACATCATCATCGACGTCGGCGCGCCCGGCATGGCGACGGGCGGCATCGTGCAATCGCCTTCGATCCACCTGATCGGCGAGGCCGGTCCCGAGGCCGTCGTCCCGCTGGATCGGCTCGACACTTTCGGCGGTTCGAGCGTCCAGGTCAACGTCTACAACCAGGCGCCCGGCGTCGAAGTCACGCAGCAGCGACGCACGACCGCGACCGGGACCGAAGTGCACGACCTGGTGATCCGCGAGCTCCGGCGCATGGTCGGCAACGGCGAAATGGAGGGCGTCATGGCGCCGTACGCCTTGCGGCGGATCCCCACGGCGCGCTGATGGCCGCCGTCTGGCCCGCGACCTTGCCGGCGCGCTTCCAGGCCTCGCCCGGCGCGACCGAGCAGCCGCCCGATATCGTCATCGAGTCGGCCGTCGATGCCGGTCCGCCGAAGGCGCGGCGGCGCTATACGGCGGGATTCCGGATCGTCGGCGGCTCGCTGGCGCTGACGCACGCGCAGCGCGCGACGCTCGACGCGTTCTTCGTCGACACGCTCGAGGGCGGCGCGCTGCCGTTCGACTGGATTCACCCGATGACCTCGGAGCCCGCGACGTTTCGCTTTATGCCGCAGCCGGACGGGCTCCGGTACCGGCAGAATCATCCGGATGCGGTGAACCTGATCCAGGCCGACCTGCAACTGAGGCTCATGCCGTGAGCCCGCGCTCCCTCTCGTCGGCGGCGGTGCGGGCGCTCACCGCGCAGGAAACCGGCGAAGTCTTCCTGATGCTGGTCACGATCACCCACGACGACATTGCGCCGCTCTACTTCGCCAACAACACCGAGACGATCACGAGCCGAGGCCATGACTACCTCGGCTGGCCGTTCCAGGTCGCGCTGCCCGACGAGCGCGAAGACGCCATGCCAGCGGTGCAGCTCCGCATCGACAATATCGACCGCCGGATCATGGAAAGTATCCGCGGCCTCTCGACCGCGCCCGCCGTCGCGCTCGAGGTCGTGCTGGCGAGTGCGCCGGATGTGGTCGAAGCGGGGCCGTTCGCCTTCACGCTGCGGGGTGTCGAGTACGACGCGCTGACCATCACCGGAACGCTCGCGCCCGAGGACGTGCTGAACGAACCGGCAATGCAGTTCTCCTTCACGCCCGACCTGTTTCCGGGGCTCTTCCCGTGAGGTCGCTCCCGGCGTGGTCGATGCAGTACGTCGGGCTGCCATTCAAGGATGGCGGACGCGCGCGGGACGGGCTCGATTGCTGGGGCCTCGTCTGGCTCATCCTGCGCGAGCAATACGGCGTCGATCTGCCGAGCTATGCCGGGGCCTATCGCAGCGTCGCGGAGCGCGCGGAGGTCACGGCGCTCGTCGCGGGATCGGTACTCGATCAGGGATGGCAACCGACGGCGGCGCCCTACCGCGCCGGAGACGGGATCATCCTCCGCATTGAAAACCATCCCTGGCACGTCGGCTTGCTGCTCAACGATACCGACTTCATTCACGTCCCGCTGGACGGCCTGTCGTGGATCGAGTCGATCACCGATTGGCGCTGGGTGCGACGGATCGTGGGCGTGTACCGCCATCCGAGACTCGCCGCATGACCGTCCAGATTCTTGACCAGCCCTTCACGACGGAGCGCCGCGAGGTCCCGATCCCCGCCGGGCTCACGATTGCCGAGCTCCTACGCGCGGCCGAAATTCCAGCCGGGACGCCGGTCCGCGTCTATCTCAACGGCGATCTAATCTTCCCCGAGTACTACCACGTCATCCGGCCCAAGCCCGGCGCGCACATCCTCGTCCGCGTCGTGCCCGGCGGCGGCGGCGGGCGGGGCGGTCAGGGGAAGAACGTCGGGATGGTGCTGGTCGGGTGGCTCTTGACGATCGTCGGGTCGGTCTTCCTCGCCACCGGATATCTCTACGGCGCGGGCGCGCCGCTGGTTCTGCTCGGCATTTCGCTGATCGCGCAAGGTGTCATCAATGCGCTGATCCCGCCGCCCAAGGGGCCGAAGCTCAAGCCCTTGGCGGGCGTCCACTCGAATCAGGAACCCGAGAGCCCGACGCTCTCGATTAGCGGCCAGTCCAACGCGGCGCGGCCGTATGCCGTCGTCCCGAGGATCTACGGCACGCACAAGGTCTACCCGCCCTACGCGGCGATGCCCTTCACAGAAACGGTCGGCGCGGACCAATACTTGCGGTTGTTGTTCTGCGTGGGGCTCGGCCCGATTGAAATTTCCGATCTGAAGATCGGCGACACCGCGCTCGCCAACTTTCAAGCCGTCGAGACGGAAGTCCGCACCGGCGCACCGGGCGAAGACCCGCTGACGCTCTACACCACCGACATCAATGAGTCGCCGCTGTCGATCGTGCTCCTGGCGGGCATCGGCCAAGTCCGGACGAGTTCCGACGAGGCCGTCGAGCTCTCGGTCGACGTCGCCTTCCCGCAGGGGCTCGTGCAATTCGGCGGCGAGACCGGGACGACCAAGCTCGCGACGAGCGTGAGCATCGCGGTCGAGTATCGGCTGGTCGGCGCGACGCCCTGGGCGGCGGCGCCGGGCTCGCCGCTGGTGACGACGGAGGCGCGCCAATCCTTCGCCCGCAACGGACTCCGCTGGACGGTCGCGCCGGGGCAATACGACGTCCGTCTGACGCGCCTGACCGCCGACTCGACCGATCCCTTGCTCCTGAATGCGTCCGTCTGGTCGGCGCTCCGAACCTACGGCGCGACGCCGCCCGTCAATCTCGACGGCCTGGCGCTCGTCGCCATGCGGATCAAGGCGACCGATCAGTTGAACGGCGTCGTCGATTCGTTCAACTGCCTCGCGCACGGGCTCTTCCTGGACTTCACGTCCTATCCGGCCGTCGTCGAGGAAGACGGCCCGCTGGGCTACTGGCGGCTCGGCGAAGTCGCGGGCGCGCCGACGGCCTTCGATTCGTCCGGCCACGATCACGCCGGCACGTATCGCGGCGATCCGTTGCTCGGCGCGCCGGGCTTGCTTGCCGGGGATCGCGATACCGCGATGGTTGCCGATGGCGTCGACGATGGCGTCGACACCTTCGAGGGCATGGCGACCTACGACATGGGCGGCGGGAGCTTCACCGTCGAATGCCTCATCAAGCCGGCGACCCTCAGCGGGACGCGCGGCATTGTCAGCAAGAGCAACGGCGAGGAGTTTCAGGCGGGCGCGCAAGGATGGGCTTTGCAGCAAAGCGGCGGGCTCCTGATGTTCTGTCGCGGGCTCGATGTCGTCAGCGCGACGATCCTGGCGGGGCAGACGTATCACGTCGTCGCGAGCTACTCGATGCCGCTCGGGATCCTCCAGCTCTGGCTCAACGGCGCGCCGGTCGCGACCAGCGCGAGCGCCAGCACGGCGCCCTATGCCGACACCTTCAACCTCGAGTTCGCGGCGGATCGGTCGGCCGTCCGGCGCGCGCGGGCGCTTCTGGAGCCCCCGCCTGCGCCGCGCGAGACGACGACGACCGTCGAGTACTTCCCGCCGCGCTACTTCGCCACGGGCTACTTCGCGCCGGGCTATTTCGCCTTCACCGTCGTCATCCCGCTCGCGGGCGTCGGCAGCGCGATTGCGCCGTACTTCTTCGCGGTCCCGCCCGCGGTCGAACCGGGCGGCGGCGCGGGCGGCGGCATCATGCCGTTTATGTTCGCGGTCGCCAGCGATGGCAGCGTCGGCGGGCGTTATGCGGGCGTGCTCGATGACGTGGCGCTCTATCCATTCGCGTTGAGCGACGAGCGGATCACGACCCACTACGCGGCCGTCGGCGCCGGCGGCGGCTGGGCCATGCGGCGCACATCGAATCCGGCGAGCCACTATCGCGACGTGCTGCAAGGACCCGGCAACGCGCGGCCGATCCCGGACGAGCGCCTGGACCTGGCCGAGCTCGAAGCGTGGCATCGCGAGTGCTCATCCGGTCAGCGCTCCCACAATCGCGTGATCGACTTCCCGACGACGATCTATCAGCTGTTGCGGGAAATCGCGGCGTGCGGGCGCGCGACGCCGACCATGAACGATCTGAAGTTTGCCGTCGTCCGCGATCTGGCGCAGACGGTGCCCCGGCAGATCTTCACGCCGCGCAACTCGCGCGGGTTTCATGGCAGCCGCGTGATGCCCGACGACTTGCACGCGCTGAAAGTCGGGTTTATCGACCCGGCCTCCAACTGGCAGCAGGTCGAGCGCCTCG